AAACAACAACGGCGTGTCGGCTTCAGCTAATTGCTTTATTTGGTTAATAGTTGACATGCGCTAATTCCAGACGCTCGTTTCGATACTGAAAGAAGTTGAGAATATATTTGGCGCATTGGATGTAAAGATGAGTTCCGAGACTGCCCAATGCGCATTTGGATAGAGTCCGGAGTTTGAATATGTAGGACGGAAACGCGACGGTGACAACTGCGGCTCTAGCTGAGGGCCAAAAAGTGTTAGGCTCTGCCCGGCAGCAAGACTGATTGCCACCGATAAACCGGTTCCGGTGTCGTTTAGAGCGCCGCTGGATAAAATTCGCGACCAGGCTGGACCTACCGTGCAGGCATCTATCTGTTGGGCGTTGGCGCTACTACGCACCAAATTGCACGTTCCGTTCATTAGCGCGGAAGCATAAAAAGAAAAACAATACTGATAATTAACCGGTACCGCTAAAGTTTGGGTGATCTGCTGCGTTGCGGAACCACCATTGGTGATGCTGAAACCACTCGATCCGCCGGTTGGATCTGCCACGCCGCTTGCAATTGTCACTCCGGTTGGGGTAATCCAGGGAGACTGTGTTAAGTCCGCACTGTAGGTCAATAGGTTGTCAGTCGGATCCAGGAACGTGAAGGCGCGCAGCGGCCCAGAGCAGGCTTCAAAGTGACTCTGAATGGCACTCACATCGGTAGCGTCGAGACCAACATAGGATAGAGTCCATACAATCTGTCCGGCGCCAGGATCGGAGGCAACCAGCATGCTCCCATCAGCCAAAATATTCTTAATGGTCTGAATCTTCATAGATTTTCGAATGGGATATTGCGCGAACGCGCCGCTGCTAAGCTGTGGAAACGCTAGATTAGCCATTTGTTTCAACCACCCACATTGAAGTAGCCGCAGTGTCGACATCCTGATAATCACTGATCAGCTCAGGCGCACCGAGGCGGCAATTCGGCACGCTCGAACCGCTAATTGGATCCGGAAAAGTAAATGTTGTGAACTCTCCTCCGAGGGCATTAAAAAATGCCTCTACCGAGGCGATCTCGGATTCATTCAAGAGCCGAAGATCTATCAGCCAACGCCGGAATGCTTGTCCCGAAGCCAGGAATCGCTGGTCGGAGCCATCTACAAAACGAATAACCTGCGCGGGCCAGACAGAGCCAACAGGTGCTCCATACTGGGTTACTGCCCCGGTACTTAGTATTGGAAAGTTCATGGTTAAAGCCCCGCGATCACGTCGTTCAGCGAGCTAGAGTTGAGTAGAGCTTGCTTAACGGACTGGACAATTTGTCCGCCCTGAGTGGCAAATGGCGTTGCCGAAACTGGGCCGCCATAAACTCCGGGAGTCGAGACCGAACTACCCGTCGATATAGTCTGCTGCTGCGAAGTTGGAAGCTGATAAGCAACAAGCGCGGGCGGCGCGGTCTTTCCGCCTCCGATTAAGCTAGATAGCCCTGAGATGAGCGAACTGATCCCGCCGCTAAAGCCTGCGACGGCGCTGAGCCCACCGCCGATTCCGCCCGAAGTAGCTCCCGACAGAAGATTCGACCAAGTGCTAGTAGTTTGCGGATTTCGTGTCGCCGCTCGCGAAGCTTTGCCAAATTTGATCGGTTGTGCAGAGCCGTTATTGAAGCCACCAATCTTAGATGCGCCGGAACTGCGTATGGCCGTGCTTTTGGCGCTGGCTTTTGGAACCGACGGGACGGTCGGCAGTCCCGGTAAATTGTACTTAGTCTTCTTCATTGTTCGTCTCCTTTAAGCTCTCTTCTTCGAGCACAGAAATGGCATCAGCGCTCTTTGCATCGAGCGACCATAAATCCCCGCCGTGGCGTTTCCAAGCGGCAAATTGCTCGATAAAATTAAGGCTCCGCACTGTAATAATCGATTTTGGACAGTGAAACGCTATCGTTTGCCGCCTTATGAAGACCGGCCGCACCGGCCCTTCAACGGTATCTTTCAACCACGCGCAACGGCGTGCCTTTGCCAAGCCGCTCGCTAGGCATCCATCGCATTTCCACGCGGCTTGATCCGAAAACTGAAAATGGAATGCGATCAGAAGTTTTTTCGTTCGTCGTCCGTTAAGGCAAGCTCGGCCTGCATCGTTTGGACAATTTCGTCCGCCAAGCACTCCGGTCCATCAGCAATCAGCGACTCCGTGGTTGCCTTCTCTCCATTGATAGAAAGTCCCTCCAACGCCTCAAGACCCCACTCAATATAGAGCTTGGCCGCGAGCAGATCCGACAACGCCGCCTCCAACTGATCGGAGAGGTCTCCCGCCTTCAAAAACTCGTATTTCAGCGTCAGTTCCCTGACCCGCTGATTCAATTCGATACGCTGCCGCAGAGACACACGCCTGATTGCGAATTTAACTCCAGGCACACTCTTACTGGCGTGCCATGAAATACTCGAGTGGTCGATACCGCTATGCAAAGGCGATATAGGTTTCATCATTTGACACCCCCTGTGCCAAGTTATTTTTAAACTGCCACAGTAAGTAGGGCTCCGAGTCGTCCATGAGCGGCAACTCTGGAACAACAGCGGGCAGAAAGATCGCCATCATTTCCCCTTGCGCTTGGCCGAGTTGCAAGAGGGCCGAAACCGGCGTCCGCGTCTTAGCGGCGGCATACAGAGCTGTGATGTCTGCAGAGGCTTGCGCAAAAAGAGTAAAGCGAGTCAAAACCTCGCGCGGGCCAGGAACAATCGCCATCGGATACGACGATCCGAACTCCCGATTTCTGACCAACAGATTGTTATTTATTTCGATGGCAGCTTCCGTTAATGTGAAGACTTGATTCAACGGAGAACCGAGCCATACCTGGCCTAGCTGACCTGCCACCGTGGAGTACGCGAACGGAGACACTGACGGCTCGGCAGGGAACACTGTCAAGCCGGACACCCCGAACACGCCGCTCAATGAATCCAGCACGTCAGCGGCCGGTCCGCTAAAGTACAGTTCGTGAACATCACCTTTTACATCAATCTGAAACTTGTCAACACCCGCTCCAGTGATAAGTCGACTCACTGCGTTAACAGGATCCCAATAATCATAGATCGACAGGCTAGGCAATTGCGTGGAAAACTTGTATGCGACAGTAGTGCTCAAAGCGTCACCCATTGCCGGGCTTATTGAAAACGGCACATTTAGAGTCACCGTCAGCGAGTCCTGCACGGAGGTTACAAAGCGAATCTCCATCCCGTTCGATATGGCCGAACCCACGCCGAGACTATGCGGAGCCTCCGTTTGTATCTCAAGGCCGTTGACCGACGCCGCAACCAACCCTTCAACAAGTTCGGGAGCCGCTCCCATGGCTGCCTGCACGAGCGGACCGTAACACGGCGCGGTGTCGTCGTCCCAGGATATGAGATTGGCATTTATCTCAAAACTGCTGACGTGCGGTGCAGTCGCGGCAGAACCCGAATAGGTTCGCGAACCTGTTTTATCTCTTCTTCCGGTATTTTGAACACTTTGATGACACTTAAGACTCACGGCCACTAGCCGGTTCGACGCCGCGATAGGCGCGGGTATGCCATACGAACCCTCGGTAGCGGCGTAGAAGCGATTCGAGTTTGACCAAATGTAGTTAGCCATAATTTCCCCTCAGTTAAAGCTCACGTCCAAGTTGCAAGTGAGCCTTGCCAATTGGACAAACCCTTCGCCACCAGTTTTTGGGGTTTGCATATGCACGTCATAGATTCCCGAGTAACGGTAGCCATCTCCCCAATCGCCGATGTTGGCTCGCAAAAGCGCTGCGACTCCTTCGACATAAAATTGCAGGTCTAATTCCGTTTGTTGCTCCAAGCTGCCGCTCGACCAGATGTCAGCGGTGACCGCGGCAACCCCGGAGAATGTTCGGAATTTTTCCCGCTGGTTATTCACTACCTGAGTCGAATAGACACACACGCGTGGATAGCTCAACTGAAGATCCAGATCCCCGATGTCAGGCCCAACAAACGACGCCGTGATCTGGCTACCGTTCAACGGCGTCACCACGACACCCAGCGCCGCCGCGTTGGAATTGATAGCCCGCGGCAACGCATTGTTAGCAGTTAGCAGGTTCAGCATTTTATTGGCTGCGAGTAACGTTAAGGGAAGCATTTGTTAACCTCTTCTGATTTGCCGCGAGACAGGAACGATATATTGCGGCGTCTGGCCGTTACCGCCTGCCGGGCCGTTCACGATACCGGTTGACGGGAGAGTCCAAGTCGAGCCGGTGATCAACGGATTGCCATTTTGTAACGTAATCTGACTCACAACGGAGCCAACGTAAATATTCCATCCGAGAGCGGCCGGCGGCGCGCCATTCGCTCCCTCAGCCATTTGCACGGAAATCGTGCTCTGGCTGTTCAAAACCAAACCATTGATAGGGCTCAAGGCACTTTCGTCGCCGTTCGCATCCACCCAGGCAGTCTGCACGTAGATTGACTCGGCAGGCGAATTGCCATGCTGCATCGAGACCTCCGGCATCTGCGGTTTAGGAAGCGGCACGAATACGATGCCGAGCCCAGCCTGAATGGTCTGGTCGGCGGCGTATTTCGTTTCGGCCTGATATTCCTTCCACTTTCCTTGAAAGCGCGTATTCAACTGAACGTTGTATGCTTCCGCGAAAACCCGTGTTAACGACTCGAAGCACAGCCAACGCTGCAACGGCGGAGTGACCACGACAGTGGACAAGCCGATCACGCATCGGCTCAACCACTGGGGATCCGACATCCCCGTATCCTGCAGGAGCCGGAACAACTTCTCGGCCACGAAACTGGTCGCCAAGCTGATCTTGGTATCGACATTGATGCCATGCGCGGCTGCCACTTGAACCAAAGAGGCTTCGAATGGCAGCAAATCGTTCAGCGTAATGATTTGCGCATCGGTAAATAGCGCCATGAACGTCTACCTTTCGCCCTTGGTGAGTTCTTGATTCTCGGCTTTTGTGGTGGCGTGACGGAACTCGGCGTCAGAGATGATTGCGATCTGCAGACGCCGGGATAATTCCGCTTTCTCGGCGGACTGCCTGCGGCGCGCTTCCTGCTCGAAGTAATCCTTCTTCTGCTGCTCACTGGCGGCAACGGCGCGGCCTTCCGCAATCGCTTTAGCAGCCTCCTCCTTGGAGACCTCAACAATTGTTCCCGCTTTGCCGCCGTCTTCGGTGTCGGCGCTCACAATTAGCGGATACGGCTCTTTGATAGACGCTTCGATATCCCTGATTTTTTTGAAATATTGTCGTATGTCCATTTTTTTCTCCCATCAAAAACGAAGGGAGCCGCACTTAGGCGGCTCCCTAACTTCAGACTGGCAACTGTTGCTGCTACGCGTTGATCTGAACGGCAAAATTGTTGCGCAGCACGCCGCAACCGTAAAGTACGTCAACCGTAAACTGCTGCGCCAAGGTATTTGGCTGATAGCTCATCACGATGCGCAAGCCAAAATTACCGACCTCGGCATACTCCGCGACCGCGCCAGTGCCCGGCAACGGTTGAGGAAGACGGCGCACGACCAGCCCCATAGCGTCTTTGGTGAACGCCAGGTTATGGATCGTCGGCGAAGCCGCACCGGTCACCGGAACATACTGCGAGCGGAAGATAAAGAAGTCTTTCATCTTTCCGACGTTGCCTTCCACCAAAGCTTGAAGTCCCGCCTCTCCAGCCGAATAGTATTCGCTGAATCGCGGGATCTGCCGAATTGCCGAATAAGTGCTGGAATCCACAACCAAATACTTATTCGCACTCGGTGGAACCTTGGCCGAGAAAAGCGCCGTTTCAGCCGAGTCGACTACGGCTTCGGTCACCGGAGTGCCGGCAACGCCTAGCACGGCATTCGCCGTAAATTGGCTATAAAGATTCAGCAAATCAGACTCGACCTTGGAAGCGATCGCCACCACGGCCGGCTGCATGTAAGCTCTCAACAATTCGGGAAACGCCAGGGCCTTCGTGACATCCGGAATCTGGAAAGTCGCTTCGGCGTGCGTATTCAACACAATCTGCGCATTGCCCAGATTCGGATTTTGCGGAGTAACAGTGCCGCCTTCCGCAATATTGTTTGCCACCAGAACCGGCGGAATCGGCACATTGACCGTGTCGCCGGCATTCGCCAGCACCGGTTCATAGTCGCGGTTGACGAGGTTTCCCATGATCAGGTTTCCCATCAAAGCCGGAAGGGCATCGGCGGCCACCAGCTTCACAATCGCATTCGCCAAATTGGCGGAGGTAATAATTCCCATAAATCTCCTAAATTTTTCTTTTGGGGCGCACGGCGCCCGATTTTTCCGTTCGCGGAAACAGCTCAGCCGGCTTAAGTCCCGAGCTAGTCTTCCTTCTTCGGATCACTCACATCCCGCGTAACATCTGCGAAGCAAGCTTCGCAATTTCCTGGCGCACCCGGTCATTGTCTTCCTTGCTCATGCCCGGTTTGATCTTGTCCATTTCAATGCCGCCCGAAATTCCTTGTGGTGCGCTGCGAACCGGATGCTGCGCACCGCTGCCACCCGTAATGCGCGCCGGCAACAACTCCGGGTTCTCTTGCACAAAACCAGCCAGATACTCCTGCAAAGTCTTGCCCTCGGGGCCGCGTGCCTGCAGCCGGCCGTCATCGGTTCGCACGATGTCGTCTTTCACGGCGCGGAACGCCAGCTCAAGCTTCGCTACACCAAGCCGCTGCAACTCACCCCGAATCTGCGAATTGCGATCCGCCTCATCGGCCATCGCACGAGCCTTCCGGTTCTCTTCGACCAGCTGATTCAAACGGCCTTCCAGGCTTTCACGGCGCTTCCGTTCTTCCTGAAGTTCGGCTTTGTAAGCCGGCTCCGCCTTTCTTTGTTCAGCCTGTACGAACTCCTGAATGGTCTGCCTCACCACATCCCGGATGTCGGGTGGCTGATCCGCTGGAGTCTCTATTGTTTTTTGTTCTGACATTTAACTCCTCTTCAACTGACTATTGACTTGCGCCTCGATTTCAGCCACAATTTGGTCTTTTGTCTCCTGCCTTACATCGCTTAGATACTTCAGTGCAAGCCTCTCGAAGACCTCTTTTTTGAAAGTTGCCGATTGAATTCCCAGCGCCAGAAGATTAGTCGCCTGCTGCAACTCGCCGGCAAAATCGCTAATATCCAGTTCGTCGAGGCCCGTGATGGTTACCTGGATATCGTCTTGGCGCGCTGCTACGATCGCCTCCAAGACTTTTCTCATTGCGGCCTTTACCCAAACTCCATACGCGCGCAGCACTTCCTGCGTCAGCTTGAAATCAAGCTGTTTGCTCAAAGCCGATTGCGCGCGCCCGCCCGCATCCTCTCCCGAGGCCTGCGACAGGTAGCAAACTCGATAAATTTCCTCTTTGAGCGTCTCCAAATGGTCCGCTGCAATTTGATGAACCTTACCGTCCGGCTCTGCCCACCCAAAGCGGTCTCCCGGCGCGAGCTGGATGAAGTAGCTTTCGCCCACGATCTGATTCCACTCCCGGTCTGAGTAGATCACCGGCATGGCAAAAAGCCCCATGGTAATTGCCCAACCCAGAGCGTTCGATTTGTTGAAGTGCTCTAACTGAAGTTGTGCGGCCCGGTTCATGAGCCAGTGAGATTCCGTTGCTTCCAGGTCGAGGATTGGAACCCGGTTCTGATTGGCGAGGGCATGCCGTCCTTCCCCGAGAAATTCGATGGCTCCGTCCTGCTCTCCGCCCTCCACCCGGCGGAATAGCTTATAACTCGTCCGGTCGTAATAGCGCCAAATTGTTTCAATTACTCGCGCGGTTGAACTTATGTCGGGCTGCTTATCGAACTTAGTACGAATAACCACCCATTCATAAGTGCCGAGATCGTCCTTGCTCCAGTTGATCAAATCTTCGGCCTGGTACGCGACAAGAAAGGCTCGCGACAAACCAATGGCATCTTCTTCGGCCCTGTTCGCAGGCATCGCGGCCACCCTGGGGAAGTCGATCAGAATATGACTGCGCCCTAACACCAGGGCGCTGCGAAACGCTTCCTGAAAGAACGCCGAGAGAGTTGTTCCGCGCCGGTCGCAGTTATCCTGCAGTTCCGAAAGGAACGTCCGTCCAGAATCCGGCCCTCCGTTGTATTGCAAACTGGGTTCCCGGTGAAACAAGGTGGAACTGTACCAGTCCACTATCGAACCTATATAATTTTCATAGAAGGCCCGGGCCAATCGCTCCGCAAACACATCGAGCGGTTCCTTCTGCCGCCGCGTTAAATAATTGGCGGCGCGGGTTTTGAATTGCTGCCCGCCGGCATATAGGTCCCGGTACATGGCCCAAGTCGGCGCCAGCCGGCGGTATTCCGGATGTTCCTGATCAATCTGTATCATCGTTTGTCTCTTGCTAGCGAGCCCTTGCACGAGCCACCGGCCAGGATGCACGGCTATCAGCCGATGGTCGTTGAGTCGGGGGCTGGCTTGTTTTGTTCACAATTGCTCTTCTGCCCACTAACGTCCCATGCCGCCGTTCGCGTGTAACAGAAAATTTCCCGTAAGCTATTGAAAACAAGACAAAAATATTTTTGTCAACTTTTGTGACCGATTTGCAGAACCCGGCGAAAAGGGTCTTGACAATGGACAGGTAGTTGTGAAAATTCGCGTTTTTATTGGTGCTTTTGCTATTTTGAAGGGCGGACCGAAGGCCATTTCGCGGCTTTGGCTTT